TTGGTATTGCTTCTACTAGTTTGACACTTGCTGATGCAAGTCTTTATCCAACATCAGGAACAATTTATATTGATAATGAGATTATTAGTTATAGTGGAAAGACATCTAATACACTAACAGGATTAACTAGATCTGCAACATTTACTAACTTTGCATCTGGATCTCAAAGAAGTTATACTGCAGGAGCAGCATCAACTCATACTGAAAATACTGGAGTTGTATTCTTAAGCAATACTGCAACACCACAGATCAATCATTGGGGTTCTGCATTCTTGACTGATGGATTATTTGATAGTGATCGCGGTTACATCTTTAATTATCAGTCTGTTGGTATTACAGTATCGACAACTAAAAACACTGCATTCTTAATTAGACTTGCCCCTAGTGTCTCAAATGCTATTACGGGTGATTTGGGGCAGAGAGAACTAATTAACCGAGCACAATTACTTCTTCAGGGTATTGAATTCACTCCAACAGGTGGATCAAGTAATCAGGCTGTTGTAATTGAGGGCATTCTTAATCCCCAAAACTATCCAGAAAATCCAACAAATATCAACTGGTTTAGTCTAACAAATTCTGGTGCAGGTGGCCAACCATCATTTGCTCAGATTGCAAATGGATCATCTGTTTTATGGGGCGGATCTGGTTCTCCAATAACAGCATCAAATGCATTGACACAAAATTTTGTTACTAACTTTGTTGCCTTTACTCTTGCTTCTACTGTTGATGTAAGAATTGGTATGCAAATTTCTGGTACTGGTGTTCCGGGTGGAACTCTTGTATCTGGTATCTTCATTAGTGGTGGATATCGATATATTCAATTCTCGCAACCAGTTACTCCAGGAACTGCTGGAAGCACCAGTTATACATTTACTACAATTGCAACCGCTGCTGTTCCAGGAGAGACTGTATTCTCGTTTGTAGGTAATGGTGGTGGAGGAAACAACGCATCTCTTGACCTAACCCAATTGAAGGAATTGAATAATACTCCTTTAGGTGGAAGAGGAACATTCCCCAATGGCCCTGACGTTCTTGCGATTAACATCTATACTACATCAGGATCTCCATTTACAGGAAGTCTAGTTCTAAGATGGGGTGAGGCACAGGCATAATTGACAATTTGGAAAATTGATATATAATCTTATTATCACTTGATTTAAAAAATGAAGTTTACAGTTTATTCGAAAGATGGTTGCCCGTATTGCACAAAAGTGCAGCAAGTATTGGAGCTAGCAAACTTACAACATGTAGTTTACAAATTAAATGTTGATTTTACTCGTGAAGAATTTTATTCTGAATTTGGGGATGGGTCTACCTTTCCCCAAGTAATCGTCAATGACGTTCATATTGGTGGATGTACGGACACTGTTCAATACCTTAAAGAGCAAAATTTAGTTTAATGACCAATACATTTCACGAAGTTTATGGTGATGTTGAGAAAGCAATCGACTATGCTTTCAAAGGACAATTTGTTTTAAAGTTTTATGACTACCTAAAAATTCGTGGAGCTAAAAAGGTAGAGGTAGAAGAGTTTATTGAAAGTTCAACTGCCAATGAAATAAGTAATCTTGTAATGGATTTGGACGACTATCTTGAAGGTGGTTCAGATGAAATGCATAAACAACTTCGTGAGGGTTATGGGCATATTCCAAAACCAGAAGCGAGAAAAATAAGAAACTACCTTTATAATATTCTCGAAGATGCCTGGAAATATAATCATGACAAAAGACCAGGAAGAAGGAAAAAGCAAACTAAATAAAAACGAACCCCAAATTAACAGGGGAGTTGAGTTATTACTACGCAATAGGAGGAGATCAGAAAAACCAAAAACTTTTCAAGTGAAGTTTGGTAAAATGATCTCTCTGTTCAGAAGAGAGTTTCACTTTTTTATAGAATTTCACTTTGATGTTAGGAAAAAATAAAACTCTCTGGAGAAAGAAAAATGCTAGCAGTAACTCTGACCATAGGAACATTAGTTTCAATTATGTTCTTTTTTGTAGGAGGTGTGGTAGGATGGTTGGCAAAGGAACATTTCTATCAAACTTCCCCAGTTTACACTCACCCAGAGATGTTTGATCACAATGGGAATGTAATACCCGACGAAATTTTAGCTGTGAGATTTGAAAATGACTACGACTACGAAGACGAAGAAGACGACGACTGAAAAACCTATCGAAACTCTTCCAACAAATCCTTTTGTTTTTGAGATTTTAGAACTTGCTTCAAAGCAAAGAACTAATGCAAAGAAAGTTGAAGTTCTTAAAACTTATGAACATGATTCACTAAAGACTATTTTTATTTGGAATTTTGATGAAAGTGTTATCTCTCTTCTTCCCGAAGGTGATGTTCCCTATGCAGATCCAAAAGAGCAAACAGTATATTCTGGATCTCTTTCGGAAAATTTATCAAGAGAAGCAGCAGGTGGAGAATCTGCCACTGGACAAGATCTGGTGGCCAGAGGTCGCACATCTCTTCGCAGAGAATATCAAAACCTCTATCATTATGTTAGAGGTGGAAATAATACTCTTACAACGGTTCGTCGTGAGATGATGTTTATCAATCTTCTGCAAGGTCTTCATCCAAAAGAAGCAGAGGTTTTGATTCTTACAAAAGATAAGCGATTGGCCGATAAATACAAGATAACTTTTGAGAATGTAAAAGAGGCATATCCAGATGTTCAGTGGGGTGGCCGTTCGTGACTGTTGCAACTGATACGGAGAAGGATATGGCAGAATATGCAAAAGAAGAGAGAAGCATTTCACCTAGCGCATATGGATGTGAAATTCTTCTAGAAAAAACAACCCTTGCTCAAGCAAAAGACTCTTCTTTTCCCAGTGATGCGTATCTAATTTGGTACAAAGTAGACGAAGAAACTTGTATTGATTTGGTAAGAGGAACTAGAGTTCGTATTTTTGATATGTATTATGATAAACTAGGCCCTGGTGCTGTTCAAAAAATTGATTTTGGATATGGAAGAACAAATCCAAAACTGTGGGGCATTAAACAACCGGAGAAAAAGAAGAGAAAATGAGTGCTGGATTTGGTGGTCAGGGAAAAGAAAATAGAGTCGGTAAAGACGCAAATATAACCATTGACCTAGATAACATTGATCAAGTTATCAAGAAATATAAAAAGATTAAAAAATATATGAAGTCTTCTTTGTTTGCCGTAAAAACAATTGATGGTACAGAAGAAGTCGTTAGTTCGCTTATCAAAGAAGCGGAGGAGAATCCTTTGTAATGGGAAAACATTATCTACTTAATTTGTATGGATGCTCATTTGTCCTACTGGACGATGAGCGTTGTCTTATAGATTTACTAGAAAATGCAGCCGCTGCAAGTGGTGCTACAGTAATTCAAACCATTTCTAAAAAGTTTGATCCTCAGGGAGTTACTGTACTTTGTTTGCTATCAGAAAGTCATATTAGTATCCATACTTGGCCAGAAGAAGGAACCGCAGCAGTAGATGTTTATACTTGTGGTGATTGCAACCCAAAGATCGGATGTGATATTATTATCCAACAACTTTATGCAACTGATCATAAGTTAACTTATATTGAGCGGTAACAAATGTTACAAAAGTACTTGACTATATAAGTCAATGGGTTTAAAATAACCCAACGTTCATCCCTATGGGACGGAAGTAAGCCGACTCGGAACGGATCGTTCATCTATGGAAGCAATCTTATTAACTTGTCTTCAGGCCAATTTCATTATTGGGAGAGTAGTTACTCACCCAAGATTAGATTCCCAACAAAAAAATGATATAGTTTGGGAAGTGAAACAAGTAACAAAAAAAGGATGCTTTATAGACGCAAAGGTTGACTGAAGGAACGCTCTTTAACCTAAACAACTAAGGAGAAAACCTAATGTCTAAAGTAGTATATCGCGGTGTTGAATACGATACGCAAAAGCGTTTAGAGTATCAACAGCAAATGATGCAACAACCCCAACAATACAACGAAACCTATCGTGGTGTTAAGTTTGTAAAGGAGGGACACAAATGAACACTTACTTTGTTCGTTACCTTAAGAAAAAAGCAAAGAAGGAAAAGCTTCTTCATAACGCACAATTGAATATGGCAAAGCAACCACAAGTTGCATGATATAAGAGGGGACTTGACTCCCCTCTTTTTTTTACCTATAATTACTTCATCAGGATTGATTCTATGGATAAAGAAAAACTCAAACTGATTGTAAAAAATCTTGAATCTCTTGTCGAATGTCTTAAATCAGAAATTTATTCTGATCCTGAGTCTTACAAGCAAGAGTCTAGATATGATCAAATTTCTAATTACATAACAGATTACGACGAAGTATTTTATGACGACGATGGATATCCCGACTGAATATGAGTTCATGAAACCAGAAGTAAAACTCATTAGTGTGACGCCAGATGCAGAAAAGCATATGGCGTATTGTGCCAGGGTTAGTAACCCTAATAACCAACATAATGATAAGTTTTCTGGTCTTCTCAAGTATTGCATCCAGCATCAACACTGGAGCATCTTTGAGCAGGCTTCAATGACTGTTGAGATCAATACTACAAGAGGAATTGCAGCCCAGATACTGCGCCACCGTTCGTTTACATTCCAGGAATTTTCGCAACGGTATGCAGATACAAATCTTTTGGGCGGAACTATTCCTCTTCCAGAATTGCGCCGACAAGATGATAAGAATCGTCAAAATAGTATTGACGATATTCCTGATTATTTGAAACTGGTTCTCCTAGAGGACATTCGCGTTCTCTTTGAGCACTCTCAGAGGGTCTACGACCGCCTTCTAGAGAAAGGTGTGGCAAAGGAGTGCGCTCGCTTTGTATTGCCCTTAGCGACGCCCACACGCCTCTATATGACAGGCTCTGTAAGGTCATGGGTGCATTATATCGATCTCCGTTCGGCCCATGGAACGCAGAAAGAGCACATGGAGATTGCAGAACTGGTTCGTTGTATTTTTACCTGCCAGTTTCCTGCCGTATCTGAAGCACTTGGGTGGACTCGTGATGGGTGCTCTGAGTGTGTAGATGCTCCATCCATCACTATTGAATAAATAAACTTACATATTATTTTAATAAATGGCAACATATCCTGTTATCAATAAACAAACTGGTGAACAAAAAGAAGTGACTCTTAGCGTTCACGATTGGGATCAGTGGAAAAAAGATAATCCCGATTGGGATAGAGATTGGTCCGATCCAAGTACATGTCCATCATCTGGAGAACTTGGCGAAGTCTATGATCGACTCAAAAAGTCTCATCCTGGATGGAATGATGTTCTTCACGCAGCATCAAAAGCTCCAGGATCAAAAGTAAAACCAATCTGATTTTTATTAAAATGCCCACAAAAAGAAATGCACCAAAAACTCCTGTTCCATTTGGCATGAGCAATAGACAAATGAAGAGAAAGAAGCCAATCAATTCTGATTTGATGAGGACTATTGAACCTCTAACTGAAAATCAAGAAGAACTCTTCCGCTGCTATAAAAACGATCAGAACTTAGTTGCATATGGTTGTGCTGGTACAGGTAAAACATTCATTACTCTTTATAATGCATTAAGAGATGTACTAAATGAAAAAACTCCTTACGAAAAAATTTATATCGTTAGGTCTCTTGTTGCTACTCGGGAAATTGGTTTCCTTCCTGGTGATCATGAAGATAAGTCATCACTTTATCAAATTCCCTATAAGAATATGGTGAAGTACATGTTTGAGATGCCAGATGAGTCATCCTTTGAAATGCTCTATGGCAATCTTAAAACTCAAGGTACAATCAGCTTTTGGAGCACTTCTTTTATTCGTGGAACAACTCTTGACAATGCAATCATTATCGTTGATGAGTTCCAAAACTTAAACTATCATGAACTTGATAGCATCATTACTCGTGTTGGTGAGAATAGTAAAATTATGTTCTGTGGTGATGCTACCCAGTCTGATCTTATTAAGACCAATGAAAAGAATGGCATTGTTGACTTCATGAAAGTCCTTCGTATCATGCCTTCAATTGATATTATTGAATTTGGAGTAGAAGATATTGTTCGCTCTGGACTGGTGAAAGAATATATTCTTGCGAAAATGGAAGTTGGTGTATGAGTTTTATTCATCATAATTTTTTAGGTGACGTTGAATTAGAAAAGAAAGAACAGAACGGCATCCGTCTCTATAATCTACCAAATGGAGAATGGGTGCCTTCTATTACTTCAGTCACTTCTTTTTACAATCGTCAGATCTTAGTGAAGTGGAGAGAGCGTGTTGGCCTTGAAGAAGCAAAACGTATTCCTAAAAGAGCAACTGCAAAAGGAACTGACTTTCACCAAGTATGTCAGGCTTATCTTGAGAATAAAGA